TTTGAGCTCCACCAGTCATACCACCCCAGTTATTATCCACACGGGCAACATTAGATGCACCCCACCAAGACTCAACATACAATTGAGAATAACAACCTGAAGGTAATAGATTACGCTTAACACACCATTGTAATAGGTCTGATTGATGAGCTGCTGAGAAAGTGTGTCCACCGTAAGCAATATCCCTAACAGGAAATCCAGGTTTCTTCTCTCCTCCACCAGACGAGCCATTTGAACGACCTGCATCAGAATATGGAGGTCTAGTTACACCAAGCCATGATCCATCAATTTGTCTATTTACATACACACAAGGCCCACCATATCCATTAGTACCATAGTTCTGGTCAATAGAACGAATGCTGTTACCGTTACGAGCAATGATAAGACCTGTATGCCCATATCCATGTCCAGGCTCTGACTTACAAAAGATGTCACCTGGTGCACATTGTGATGCTGGTAATACAGCCCATCCATTAGCACGACCTGCGGCTAACATATCAATACCATTACCAGGCATACGTTTACCGAAGAACCATTGTGCTAGTGCGTTAGGTACGTCTACACACTGCATACCATAGGCTCCATCAATATCGACCCCAGTATGACGATTAGCCATGTCTGCAAATCGATTAATAACTTCTGCTACTGTTACCAAATAACAATCCTCCTTGAAAAAAGACCACAAGCGGTCAAATAAGCTTGCAGTCTTAGTATTTATTCGTAATAATTTACGAGGTCATCTTTGTTCCAGCATGAGAGCCATACTGTACCGAATTGACCAAATTCGAATAGACGCCAGTAATATCCACCATAATATCCACCGTCTTCGGTATCAACAATGTTAGTTTCATCACCAGCGAATGAGAAGAACATTCCAGCTTTAAAGTCTTTAGACTCTCCGTCTGGAAGGTCGTTACCATCTTTATCAACCCAGTTAACCATATCAACTGGGATTCCATTTTCAGTCCAGTCAAACCCAATTGGGGCTAGGTAATCACATTTAATTTGCCAAATACCATTAACATATTTAACTTCATTGGCTTCATAATATGCTTTCTCTTGTTGTGGGTTAACAACCGTATTAGGTTGATTATTTGTTTCTGGAGCTGAGTCAGCGTAACGCCACACCTCGATGTAAGCTGGTTTGTTCCAACCATAATAGCTATCCCATGGATAAGTATTGATGGCTTGTCCAGGTGCTCCTTGTGTTGAGTAATCACAAGAGATGAAGTTAACACTATCAAGCATTACACCGACGTGTCCACCAGCACCACCAGATGAAGACATATCAGCACCCCAACTCATAAGGACAATATCACCCATAAGAGGTTCCCAGTCTTCATTACGACTTACACGATAGAAACCGTTATTGGCAAGTTGTTGACCAAGAGTGACAGTTGAAGGAAGACCTTGAATACCGATACCAGCTTCTTTCAAGGCTTGTGATACAGTACCAGAACAATCTCCAGTACCGTCAGAACCATTACGAGACCCATACATTGAATATGTAACAAGGCCCCGATGGCTTACAAACCAATTTACAATAGATTGTTGAACACTCATTTAAGTGCCTCCTTGTTTATTTTTGAATAGATTGTTTAATTTCCGCGATAGTTTTCTTCAAGTCTTCGACCTCCTGTTTTAAAGCCTCAATTTCTCTTGTAGGTAATTGTGATTTTGTTACAAGAGGGTCTTCCGCAAATTTATTTTGCTCCATAACTTGTAGAAAAAAGTTATTGTATGTTGGAAATAATCCATACGCTTGACTTACAGACAAAGATGTTGATTGTTTACCTTTAATCTCGCCAATATCGCGGCCAATAGCTTCTATGGTATTTTTTAAATTACCCATAAGTCACCTCTATTAAATACTATTTTTAGCAGTATTGTATGTATTCAAATAGTCTTCAGCTTCAATAGCTGTAACACGATTACCAATCTCTGTAAGTTTAGTAATAATACCACCATCAACATTACCACCACCAGCGGTGATTTTATCAGCAAGCTCTTTAAGAGTATCAAGCTCTTCAGGAGCTCCACCAATAAGGTCTGTTTTAGCTTGTGCAATTGCAGTGTTAAGTTGTTCTTGAGTAATACCTGTTGATAGACTAGGTACTTCAGTCTTGTCAGCTTTTTGAGCAAGGGCAGCATCGATACGTTTAATATCAGCACCTACGGCTGAGAATGCATTTGAAAGATTTGACATAGAGTCCTCCTAAATCTTAGCAAGGTTGTAAATGTTAAGGTAATCTTCACCGCTATCGACTAACCCTGCTTGTTTAATGTCGTTAGCAATGACGCGTAGTTTCTCTTCGTATACATCAGGAGGAATAAGAGTATCCCCTCCGAAAGAAGATTGTACTACTTTGACTTTATATTTGTTAGAAGGGAAGATATGACCATCAACTTTAATCTCAAGTAGATATTTACCATATTCTAAACTCTTCCCTAGAGCGAATGTGACAACGCCGTCAACAACTTTAACATTCTTAGAGAATTTAATTTCACCAAGTTGAGACAATGTAACAATACCTTCTCCAGTTAGAGGAAATACGTTCCCATCGTCGTCTAAGATTTCGAATGTAAATTCTGAAGAAGTGTCTCCGCTTTTGATAACATCGCCACCATCAATAAGTCTGAGGGACGTCATCAATTTAGACATGGGTTACTCCTTTTTTAGTCTTTGCGTGGTTCGTGATAATTCAAGGCTTGTTCGCTATCACCCACACCTTTAGTTGTTGGGTCCGTAACAATACCAAGGATAACCAAGATAACAACAAGAGTATTAACTCCCTCTTGGATATTGCTAGGGATTGTAAGTCCAAATTGTTGCAGCATCAAGAATACTGCTGAGATAAGAGCGATAAGTGTGGCTTTGTTTTGTAAACGTAATTTAAAATTAATCATTATTTTTCTCCTTTTTAACTTCATCTTCGTTCTTATGAGAGTCTACTCTATCCGACACATATTTGGTAATAAATGGAATTTTAATACCAATAGCTTCCCCATTTTTTAGAATGGACGCAGCATAAGAAAAGAATAAATAATAAATAAACATATCAGCTTCTGTTGTTACATTAGCCAATACAGCTAAAGGGTAGCTAATCGCTACAGTCACAAATATAAAAGCATGACTACCAAGACCCTCTTTGCTTATTGTGGAAGAGAATTCCTTACGAGCCCAGCCTCTGATATATCCTAAACTAATATCAAGAATAATCACCCAGAATGTAGCAGCTACCATAAGATGTTCATCAATACCATGACTATAAAAGTCGATAATATACCCTATGAGTCTACCCAATCCATCTGGTGGGGGCTGTGTCGATGTGAGTAGATAAAACAATGTTACTTACCTCCAAGAGGAAATTGTACAACGTCAGAACAAATATCTTTATGAATTGTTCCAAGGTTATTATCTTTGTTTAAAATAACACTACTATCTGGAGTGACATTGCGAGTACGTGCCTCAACAGGTTCTCCCATATTAGCCAATCCGATAGCAGTTGTGCCGACAATGCCAGCCAATGCAATTTTTTTATGTAATCTCATTTCTAATCTCGCTCCTTCTAAATTGGAATTGTTACAACTGTTCTTATAGGTCTACCCTTTACGGTATTCAATACGTGAATCGAACCATCAAGATTGACTTGGAACAACAAATTCCTATGTTCTTCACGTGAAAAATCAACACCAGATAACATTAATGGGTCGGGATAGTGTTCTAAATATTTTTGTGGAAAACCACCAATAACGGTTCCTTCGTTTTCAGCAGTAAAATTAATAGAAATATATAGAACTCTAGCAGACACTCTCCATGTCATTTTACCATTTGACTCAGACCATTCTGTATCAGGGAACTTAGGTTCTACTGGTTTTACTTCTTGTTGAAGTGCAACCCAATTAGACCATTGATTTCCTCGTTTTTGTCGAGTGTAAATCTTATCATTAAAGAAAGAATTGGCTTGTTGCATAACATAAGTATCTGCATTAGAAATAACAGTTAGATACCACCATTGACGGTCATTATTAGGCATATTAGCACAATCGTTAACATTGTAAAACCCAGTCTTTAGAAGGTTATTAGCATCGCCAGAATTGACTTTCAAACAGGTACCGTTTTTCTCAGTGAGTTGGTGATTTTGAATTTCTTTATCTTTAATACGATAAACACCATCATCAATACTCACATCACCAGGTGCAACTTCAACCTTGTATTTTACTCGAACTTTACCAATACCAACACCATTACGGTCATATTCCACAACCACTTGTTCTGTTGATACTGGAACGTCGTAAGATACAGGAGGTGATAACTTGTCTGAAATTGTCGCTCGTATAGTGTATGTATTCTTAGGAGAGAAATCGCCAGTAAGAATACCAATACGGTTAACTTCTTCTACTGTTTGGTTAGACCCAAAGTTAGAATTAGAACCTTCATTCAACACAAACGTTCTACCACCGTCTTCTGATGTTGAGAATTTAACACTTACACTGTTTTTTTGAACACCATCAACTTTTAGGTTTGCGACCTTGTAAGTTGTAGATAGTTTAATTTGTGATGCATTTTGTCCAACACGATCTGCTGTAAAGAATATCGTAGGTGAGAAATATGGTAATACTCGAATATTAACTGATTTCACATCTGATTTCAAACCACGTTCATCTACAACATACGCAGATATGGTTAAATCTCCAGTAAAATTCATTACACCAAATCGACCATTATTGTCGTCTATTGATGTGTTCTTTCCAACAATTTCGGCATGATAACGTTTAATACCGATACCAAAACTTCCAACAGCGCCAACAAATGTACATTGTATATTTGACAAGATTTGAAGGAAAGTCGTGTTAGAACCCATGACATTTCTAACAGTTTGATTGGTTTCTGTTAAAGTTATACCTTGAAATGTAGGTTTGTCATCGCCATTAGTATCGTTGATCTTTAATACAATACCATATTCTACTTGTCCTATTTTTGTAGAACCAGAATATGTCTCAATAACAAGAGTACCGTTGTGTTTTTTATCCGTACCAAGCTCTGAAGTCAGACTTGTAGGTACAGTCCAAGTTACACTTGTGTCGACATTCTCACCAATAACACCAGATTTAACACCGAACTTATACAAGACTTTATGTCTAAAAGCAGCATTTTTCTTATCGATATTAATGGTCACTTGTTGTCCAAAATATGCCTCAAAACCATCACTTGTGGATGCTCGGGCAATAGGTGGAACATTGACATCAAATCCGTTAATAACCAAAGTATTTGGAGAATATCC